ATGGATAGGAAAGACTTTCTATCATGGTGCGTGACAAAACGAAACCTATCTAAAAATAGTATGAAGCATACTAGAATTAGGTATGATTTATTGTTTAAATGGTTGGGACGAAGAAAATTAACTCAAGATTCAGTAGGAGAATATGTCCAGTATCTTCGTGAAAAAGGACTAGTAAATGTTTCCATCAACACCCACATTCGCGTTATTACTCTTATTGATATTTACGAGCGTGATTTTAATAAAGACCTACATCTGCTTAAGAAAGTAAGCTACTTTCCTAAAGAAAAAAGAATACCTGTTATTTTAAGCCAAAATGAAATTGAAAAAATTTTATTTTCCAGAGTTACATATACTAAACGATTCGGAATGGAAGGCTCTGAAATTGATATAAATCGAAATCTTGCTTTGTGGGTGATTGCCGCAACGGGATGCAGACTTGATGAATGCTTGACGCTTCGCAAATGCGATATAGTCCTTGGAGATGATGGGTATATAAAGATTGAGAGAAAGCCAGGTTTTGAGGTTAAAAATAAGATAGGGAGAAAAGTACCGATTCCTAATTCCGTAATTATTAAACTGCAAATACATCTTGAGAAGAAAAACCCTGAAGAACTGGCTTTTACTTCAGCAGCAGGAAATAAAATATCAGCAACTAGCATGGAGGAGGATTGGCACAAAAGATTAAGACTTGCCGGCATTACCAAAGCTCCCCGTATTCACGATCTTCGCGCCTCATACATAATGGCACATCTTCGCAGTAAAACTCCGCTACCAGAAGTAAGTAAACTTGTTGGACATAAAGATATAAAAACAACAATGGGTTATACAGATTTTAATGATGAAGATTTGTTTGAAGCTGCCAAAAATCATCCAATGTTTGCAAAATCGTTAACACCCTTGCAAAAAATTTATAGATTAAGAAGCTGGCTTGAAAAAATAAGAGAAGAACTAGAACATGATGGGGATTTTAGTCCTCCTGAGCTTACACCACTTAATGGAAAAGGGTACAGCTTCAAGGTGAGGTTAAAAAACCGTATCGTATTTTAATGAAGATTTAATATTTGACTACTACAATAAAATGTGTAATATTTTACATAGGCAGGTTTGTTTTGCTATGGATGGAATAATTATTTTCATCCTCTTACTCATAATAGCTATTCAATTAGTTGTTATCTTTTTTTCTTCTAAAAAGAGTAAAGAGAAATATAAAGAACTTGAAGAAAGATGCGCTTTGTACCTCGATCAGCTCGACCGCGAGAATCAAAGATTAAAAACAGGTAAAGAGCCAAAGAAGGCAAGAAAAGATTACGCTAAAATTATCTCTTAATAATGGTATCTGTAAACCAAATTCTCAAAATAATGTTTCCTACCCCGTGCACAATACTTGACACACCCACAAGCCACTCAGGAACACCCTGAAAGGTACTTATAAATGATGCCAGGTCAACAATTGTCATTAAGATGTTAAACCAAACTATTTTTGATTGATACCAAAATTTCATATTTTAATAACTAACGATAAGAAAAAGAAAAAGATCAAAAATACAATAAAGCCAATTTTTGCTATTTCATGTATCTGCTCTTCTTCTAATTGAACTATATATTTTCTCAAAAAAGGTCTGGTCAAAAAGACCTTCATGTAAATATTTTCAGCGATCATCCAATATTTTTTGCCAATTCAATGATTTGATTTGCTTCATTTCTATATGACGGACATAATTGAGGTCGTTTTTCCAGCTCTATTATTTTCAGTTTTAAATTCTCTAATTCTCTTTCAAGGTCTCCAATCTTTTTGTCTCGCGGATCTTCTTGTGAAGGTTTTGGTGGGAGTTGTGGCTGCGGATTTACAAGTTCTGGCTTCCATGCTTCACCAAGATAGGTCAGACAGCCTCTAGCAACACCTTTTGCTAGCCTTGTTAAATTTTCGTCATTTTTCAAAAAATCATAATCACCCTGAATAAATCCACATTCTATAAGCGCAGCTATCGGATTTGTATCATGGACAAAGCCAAGCTTTCTAAATCTATTTTGACTTTCATCTTTAATACCACGATTGATTAAACCTGTCTCTGCAGAACAGGCATCAGCTAAAAACTGAGATAATTTATCAGATTCAGTGTCGCCACCCTCATAATTCCAACCCTCTACTCCTTTGGCATCTTGGACTCCTGAATTGATATGCACTTCAACACATATGTCTATTTGGTTGGTTCTATTATTGATCCATTGGATCGTTTCAACAAGAGTAAGGTTATCAGGCACTTCAAGACAATCAATACCATGCTTTCGAAGCATCTCAACTGCTCTTTTCGTAATCACTCTTGTAAGATTGGCTTCTTGCAATTCCTTGTAAACGACACCTGGATCGCCTGCGCCATGTCCTGCTGATAAACAAATAGTTTTCATATTATTTTATAAACAAATACCTATTAAACAAAACTTTGGTGACGGTGTAGGTACTGGTGTAGGTTGTTGCTCTTGCTTAGGCTCAGAGGTCGTTTGCGATGGTTGAATATTGTTATTTATAATTAACCGTTGCTGTTCAAATCTTGCGCTTTCTGCAGCTGGAGTTGGAGCTAATGCAATAGGACTGCTTGAAGTTTGAGAATTTGGAAGTCTACTTAAAATACCCCGTGCCTTTGCGCTGTTTATAACTTCTTCATGTTTTATAATTAACCTATCCTGCTCGCGATCACTTTCTTCAAGTCTTTCAAGCCTATCGGCACTTGTAGCGATGTAGGTATCCATTTTCTGATCGCTTAATGCTTGTTTTGTTATTATCGCTGCGCATGATAAAACAATAGCAACCAAGATGCCGCCGAAATATACTGCTGATTTGGCGGCTGATAAGGTTATCGGTTGTGATTTCCTATCGTTCATAAGTACAAAAAAAGACACGCTTTCGCGTGCCTCCGTATTTCGGTGAGCTAAGACCATTGTAGACAGTTATTTTCAAGCAGTCAAGTCTTGTGGTATACTCTTTGCGATGTTTTCTAAAATACTGAGATATAAAAGATATGTTTTTGTTGCCGGTATCGCGGTTGTGTTTACTATTGGCATTACTACGCTTTTAAATATTCATCAGGAAAAGGTATTAGGAGTTGCTATTCGTAAACCTACTCTTACAGCTCTCCCTACGTCTACAGATTCACCTTCTCCAATACCTACCGATACACCGACCCCAATGCGCGTACAAACGCCTTCAAGAATGATAATATCCACTCCCACGCCCACCAATACGCCCGCACCTGTTCAGCCGCAACAAACCAATATTTATTATGTGCAACCAACAAATATACCTGCTCTGACAACACAAAGTTATATCAATCCTACATCAACACCTGTACCTCCAACGCCTACGCCATTTTATAGTCAGACTATTGAAGATGCACTCTCTCAGCTCAACCAGACACTAACAAACATAGAGAATCAACCAATTGCAATGAATGTTATCAATGGAAAAAGAGATAAAGCTTATCAAGATTGGGTGAGTAACAATCAACAAATTTATTCTGATATTGTAAATACACACTACAAAGGAAACCTTAATGCAATTTTAGTAGCTCACGGATTAAATTATTATGTAATACAATGAGAAAAATTATACTTATAACATTTATCTTTTTATTTGTTGGTGGATTACTATTTTACTGGTTTCAGTGGAGACCAAGTGAAATAAAGAAAGAGTGCGATAAGATAGCATGGGAGGCTGCAAAGTTTCTTGACGATAGATCAAATGCTTACTATAAGGATCCAAAACCACGAACTGTTATCGATAAAGATCAATATGATTGGAAATATACTCAATGTTTGCACAGTAAAGGCTTAAAATAAAATGCTATATATTGTTATTGGAATTATATTAATATGTATCTCAATAGGAATGTTTATGAAAAAAATGGACATTATGAAAGATAAAAATTTAATTTTTGATACTATTCGATATTCTCTAATTTGTTACGGTCTAGTTATGGCATTTAATTTAGCTTTACTTTTGATAAATCCTCCAAATAAAGAAATTTTAAAATCTCTTGATTGGTTTATAAAAAATTACACTTTATTATATTTTTTAATTCCGATTTTTTTGGGTGTAATTATTGCCATACTAAATCGTATCGGCAGTAGATATTAAGGGAGTAAATTTTTAATAATCCTCTTCTCTTGCTTTTCAGAACTTGTAGACTGATTCTTTTTAGCTCTGAAGTGATATTCCTTAAATACTTTTTCTTTAATTTCTTTTTTTGCTCCTTCGATTACTTTTTGTTTCCCATCATCGGATAAATTTTGATATTTAGAATCACGATAGGTTTTTTGACTCCATTCATCAAGTAGTTTATTGAATTTTTCGTTTGCTTTTTTAAACTTCTCTTCACCTACTTTTGTTTTAAATTGAGTCAACTCGACACTATCGCTTTTATTCCAATCAGTTGTTGACTTACCATAAGTGTTTGTACCGATACCTAATGCATCGGCCATCATAGCAAGAAGGATAGGTGCTGAATTTGGATCATCTTTTAGTTCTATAAAGTTACTAATTGGCAATGGCATAAGTAGATTATTCAATTCTCCAATAATTGTTGGCTTATTACCTTGAAAATCCTCACCTTTTAGCAAATCTTTTATAATAGCTGCGGCAGGTGAAAGTTTATTTTCAAAAAAGTTATACACCACATCTGTGCCAGTAGAAGATCCAAATCCTCCTGAGTTAAGTGGACTTACTTTTCCAGTTGTACTTGACTTTGATGACATACTAATTAATCTGGCAGCAAGAGTTATCACGGAAGCCATTCCTCCGCTGACATCAAATCTGGTATTTCCTATTTTTATTTTTCCAAAATCAGAACTTCTTGGATCTTCTTCAACGCTATCTGGGTTTAATGCTTTTGCAATAGTTAAAACAGCTGCAGTACCTAAAATGACTTTTGTTAAATTTTTTGCAGCTTCTTTCCTTGCGAATGGAGTTAAGTTTTTATCAAGAGAATGCGCTGTTAGTACATCAATATGGCTTTTTAAGAAGCGTGGAGAAAAGAAAATATTATTTATAACATCTGCTGATGGCTCAAATTTTCCCAAATCTGCTCTACCAGTCAAAGAGTTAATAACTTTACCAATTCCCAAAAGCTCCTTTGGGTCATCAATATTAAGCTCAGATCTTTTCATTATCTCAATATACTTATCAAAAATGTCTGCCCTCTGACGATAAACAAAACCTTCAAAAGCTGTTTGACTTGCTTTAAATAATCTTCCTATTAATGGAAGTTTTTCCGGCAAAGATGTTGGGAAAGCTTCTTCTATATTTCCGACTGCCAATTTTGCCTTAACCATGCGGTCATAGTTAGACCTAGAGACAATATCAGCCATAATTCCATCTTTTACTTTCTCTTTATCTTTTATAGTTTTTACGAAGTCCACAAATGTTTTGGAAGCATTTTTTAACCAAATTCCAGGATTTGTCCATAAAGTTTTCCACCCCTGTCTAAATATTGCTGAGTTATCAAGAGAAGCTTTAACCGATTTTGCTATACCAGCAATCTCTGAAGTATTTTTAATATAATTTTCTGGTTTAAGACGTTCTGTGAGGCTTAATTTTGTAGTGTCATTTTTCAGACCATTAAAATAATTAAGAAGATTTATTTTTGCTGCTCCAAAATCTAATCTATCTTTTTCATTTAAAAACTCAAGAGTATTTGAATCGCGTTTTGTCTGTAATTCATCAACTTTTTTATAAAAATCTGCAAGGTTTTTCGCTTCCACCTCTGTAATTTCAAGACCCAATCTTTTTGCTGCTAAATCTTCCAAAAACTTCTGTTCTTGTTTCGGGTCAAGAACGTCTTGCATTCTCTCAATTCGTGAAATAATATCCCTTTTAGCCTCAGTAGTTATGCCTGTAACTTTTTTTGCCCAATTGATGTATCCTTGTTGTTTATTTTTAAGCAACAATTTGCTTTCAAACAGCGCATTGACCTCTTTTGCATTTTCTGATCCTATATGTTTTGTAAGCAAATCGCGTCTTTCAGCACTAGTCATGTCTGCCATTTTAAATGGGTCGAGTTCCCTTGATTTAAGAGCAAGTTTCAGTTTTTCCGTAGCCTGTTTTGTTAAACAAAATGCTGCCATATTAACACTGTATGGAGTCTAAGAAAGAACTCCAATCCTCCTTCTTTGGTGCTGATTTTCGAACCTCTGACTTTATCGTATCAACCTCGCTTTTAATTGCTTTATCAAGTGTTTTTCCGGTTTTTTTTCTTACTGCTTCTTCTCGTGTTTGCTTCAAATCTTTCAATTTCTGGGCAAGACTATCTGGTTGTCTTTCTGCTGCCAATCTTAACTCTTGCGCTGCAGCGGATGTCTCTGAAACAAGGTGAGAATTTGCAAGATCATAAGCAAGTTTAGCATCTCCGGTTTTCTTGATATACTCCTCAGCCGCAGTAATAACAGCCGTTCCTCGAAGCCCTGTTGGCAATTCTTCTTCTCCACGAATGACGCGCCTTGTTTTTTCAATATCTGTCAAAAGCTCCGATGCTTTTTGTGCCTGTTCCTTGATTGTTATCTTGTCGTATCCGGCTAATCCTTCAAATCCTTCTGTAAGTTTTTGTTCAATAGCCTTTGTTTCGATGCTTTCAGCGATCTTTGACGGAGTTTTACTCGCATCTTTTGGTTTGAATGATTCTGTTACTGGTTTCTCAATTGGTGACGATAATTTTTCAATCGGAGGTATAACGCCATTACTTATAATCTGCCCAGGTATTTGTGAAGCGTTACCACCTTCTTCACTGATAAGTTCTAGTTTTCTTGGTTCGACAAAATCAATAGTAAATTCGTTTCCTTTATCTGTTTTTGCGCTAAAAGCTGCTTTGGCTTCGCTTGCTGATTGCTTTAATTCCTGTACTTTTTTAAGCTTTTCTGGTGTAGGCGCTTTATTATAATCATCAAGTGCTTTTTGATATTCGGCTGTTGATTTTGTAACCTTAATGGCTTCTTTATTGACTTTATCTGTTACAGTAAATCCTTCACCTTGAGATGCATTTTGCTTCGGTGCAGATAGGAGTTTTTGCTCTTGAGGCGCAGAAATAAGAAGATTTTTACCTTGTTTCTCTGCCTGATCTGCTGCATTTATCAATACTTCCCCTGCCTTAGTTCCTTTGAGGTCGGTTGCTTCTGCCTGAACTCTTGCTTGATCCGGTGTCATTTCAATTCCATTGTTTTGATTCGATTGGTTTTTTTGATTTGCTATCTCCTTAGCTTTAGTCTCAATTGTTGCCGCATCTTTCTCACCGTATTTTTTTACAAGATCTGTGTGTTTTTTTGCTCCTACTTGTGTTACTTTTCCAAGTGCAATCTGTGATACGAGAGCAGCAATTTCTCCTAAGCCTGGTTTTATCTGATCCTTTGCCTCTTTTGAAATAGGAAGTTGATCTACTATCCCATTTGATAATGAGGTAGATCCTTCTCCGACTGCGGTAAAAGGAAGCGTGATAAGCCTTGAAAGGCTTCCGAGTACGGGAACATCATTTGCAGCAGCAAATAACGCGCTAAGAGGAGAAAAGACAACGCCTGCTCCAGCTGCAGTTAAATGCAAATTTCGGCCAATATCTTCTGCTAATGACTTTGGAGGCTGAGTAAGAATTGTTTGTTTTGTTTTTAAAAAATCCATTACTGGACTTTTAATAGCTTCCCAAGCATCATTGATTGCTTTTTTTGGATCAGCTTTTAGGGAAAGTGGGTCAATAGCCAATTCGTGTAATACGCTTGATGCTTGAGGAGCATAAGAATTAACATTACTAACAGTGTCAATCACATTATCAATTGGTTTATAAAATGTATCTATTTTCTGAACTCCTCGCTTTTGTTGCTCAATTGACTGGGGTGTTACTGTTGGTTGCGCAGATGGAGCTGCTTGATTCGTTCCCAGATCAAGTTTTAAATTACTAACTGCCTGAGATGGTTTACTAGGACTTTGTGAAGATGCAGATTCAAATTTGATACCACTATCACCACTTTTTTGTGTTAATGCGTTTATTGCAGTTTGAGCGGTTTTTTTAATTGCGTCTATTGCGCTTTGAAAAAAGCCAGTTTGTTGTTGGGGCTGAGGCGTGGCCTTTGGCGCAACATATTGAAATTTATCATCCGCTGCATAAATAGGTTGAATAACCCTTGCACTTTGTGATTTATTTTGATCAGCAGCAACCTGAGAAGGTTTCTTTTTTTTATCGTCTTCGTTGTAGAGAGATTGAATTATCATACATAATTATTAATATCCTTAATTACTTCCAAAAATTCCCTGCTTTACATCATCAAGTGATTCGTTTGCCTTTTTGTACGGAGAATTACTATTGTATAAAGAATAAACATCTTCTACAGAGAGTCCGCCAGGAATTTTGTAATGATTTACTAGTTCTTTAAGAGTCGCGCCTCTCTTAGCATCACTTACAGCATTACTATATGTTGTCTGTGAATCAATTGTTTTTTGATCTCCGCTTGAAGATGTTTTAGTTCCATATTTTTGTAAACTCATTGTTCCATCTGGATTTCTAATAAGTACCTGAATTTGTCCATTATCAGAGGTCGTTGAAATAATATCTGCCTTTGGATCTTTTTTAATTGATTGGAAGAATCCAATAGGAAATCCAGCTTGTACCTCAAGCTTATTCAGTTGCGCCTGTTGATCTGGGGCAAGACTACCAAGATCAATACTTCCATCCTTAAGCGCGTTTACATAGATTTGAGCATTTGCTCGTGCATTATCTTGTGCCTTCTGGGCATCATTTTTTTGATCTTGCTGAATGCCATGAACGAGATTTATAAGACTGATAGCTTGACTAAATTGATCTGCGTATGCTTTTGAAGCATTACTATAGTCAGTTTGAGTTAAATCCATAATTGTTTTTATATTTCCAAGTGCTGAATTTAATTCGTCCGTTTTTCGCGCTAATTGCCTACCTACAAAGTCGTATTGATCTTGAGCCTGTTGTGTTTCTTGAGATATCCTACCTTCAATAACATTTTGTGCAACTATTTTTCCTCTTTCTGCGGTTTTATTTATTTGTAATTGCGAAGCAATTGTGTCTTGTTGTGATTTAAGCTTGATAATATCACCTTGAATAGCATCAACGCCAGCTTGTTTTGTCAGATCGAGATAGGTCTGGACGAGATTAGGGGTTTTTGGCGCTTCACCGGTTGGAAGGAGTCCGCTACCTTTCAATTCTGCTGCTATCTCTGCTGGAGTTTGAACTTTTGGAGCATCTGGAGATGTGTAATTTTGAAAGGTAGTGTTCTGTAATCCGTTCAGACTGCTTTGTAACTGGTCTTTTGATACATAGCCACTCTGCTTTTGCACTTCTTCACTCACACGAGTACCATATCCTGCTTGATTAGGATTGTTTATCGTAGTGCCGCCACCAAAAGATCCACCGGAATATTGTCGCGACTCATTTATACCTGGATCCCAATACCAGCCTCCCTCTTTAAATCCTCCTGGTGGTGGTGTATTTACATCTGCCATAATATTTAGCCACAAAAAAAAACCACGCTATTGCGTGGCCTGGGTATTTCCCTGAGCTTTACACTAATTGTATCACAAAACGCTTTTTTACAATATTACACAGTAACATTGTCTGCCTGTACAGTCCCCGTGCCATTATCAGTAATCTGTGTAGCATTGCTAACAAGCATGTTGCCGTGAATAAGATTTTTATCTTCTGCTACAGCATCTACTAAAATTCCTGTATCGCAGCTTTTAATAACATTGTTACCTATGATATTGTAATCAGCGCCACCATGTAGATAGATACCTTTTCCGGCTGTACTACTGAAGCCCTCAACATAGTTACCTGAGACTATATTATGATCTCCGGCTGATATATCAATTCCTGTTAAAGCAGATGCGGAACTGGCATATACAATATTACCTTTTATTACATTTTTACCAGAGCCAACAAGAATGCTTCCTATACTTGCGCCCTTATCGATATTGTCTGAAACAACACAAAATCCTGAAGCGCTACCAAGCTCTATAAAGTTTGCATCAGGACTATCACCGGTGTTGCCGTGCATGATAGAAAATTGAGAATCAATTTTAATATTATTGGTAGTCGTGTCCCCTGTGAAGAAATTATTCCTTACATAAATAAAACTACTCGTGCTGTAGGCCAGAATGTGGGTATCAGCATCTTCTCCAGATGCACCAAAAATATTATTTTCTATATGTATTCTTTTAGAATTTTTTAAGTCTAAATTGACTGCGGTTTGATTAGTAAAGTCAACATTATCATGAAAATAACAACGGAGAAAATAAGAATCTTCTACGTAATCGTAATCAAAAACAGGATAATCGCCAACACTTGAACCATTAGGTTTTTGATTGGTAAACTGTAAATTGTCAACAATTATGTTTAATAATGGATCGCCGGATTCTCCGGTTGCCTGAAAACCAAAATTACCCCTGTCAAAATCTATAATTGTTGTTGCGTAATCTTCTCCTAATAAACGTATATTTGAATACAAAGTGATGTCGTATCTTAATGTATATGTTCCTGCTCTAAAAAATATAGTTCCTCCGCCGGCAAGATTTACTGTATCTATTGCTTTTTGAATATTTGTAAAATCAACTCCATATCCTCTTTTTGTACCAACAACCACTTTAATAGATGCTTTTGAAGAAAAGTATCTGGATGGATCTTGGATATTACCTTCAGCATATTTTTGCGCAAGAAGAGGATCAGCAACCATTGGAGATATTTTTTTATCCGGTATGTTTGTAAAAGGTGGGGTGAGAATATTTTTCATACTATTGTGTTTCTATAATAATTTCTTGCACCTCAGGAGCATCATTATTATTTGAAGTAGCTTCAAGACGAAGTTGTAATGTTCTCGCATCAAGCTGTGAACAATCAGCTATAACCTGCGCGCGATCTGCATCGTCAACTGACGTAATATCTGTTCCGGTATCCGCTGCTAATCCATTTTTACCATACTTAAAAGCAAGCGCCGTACTGGCAGGCATTGAACCTTCATAGGTTGCGATAAATTTGCTAAACGTAGTAAAAATGCCAGGCAATGGAGAAAGAACTGGTGTTTCTAAAATTGGGTGAATAATTTTGTTTGAATAATCGAGCTTATCAATACCAATAGTAGCTCCTGTATGAACGCCTGACTGTGAACCAGTGGTGTCTACTCTACCGGTTGATCCGCCAGCTATAGCATGAGCCGATGTGTCATATAAATTAAATGTGTTTGCATCAATTGATCTAATGTAATAAGTCGTCCCAGCAGTAATTCCAGTTGGCAATGCGCCGGTTGTAGTAAAGACAATTGCGTCTCCATTGCTTAATCCGTGAGCTGTGTAAGTAGCTACCGCGGGGCTGGCAATTGTAACTGTAATTGTCACTTTCCTTTGCCATGAGTTATAAACATCCTGTCCTACAACAATAATTGCTCCTATTTCAATTCCGGTTAAAATATTATAATTATTCGCATCAACATTTGAGGTTGGAAATTCAAGATTGCGCACTATTGGATAATTACTAGAATGATTACCAAGACTCCATATACCTTGATCACAGGGATCACCTGTATAGTTTGAAACACCAAATATAGGAAGAAAACCATTTAAGAGAGCGCTTGCATTTCCATAAATTATTGCCTGTTTAGTTGGAGAATAAGTACCTGGAATTTTTTTATAAAACTCAAGCTGTTGACCATTGTATGAATAAAGATTACCGGCAAGACCAGCATTAACAATAACATAATTATCAGCTTCCAAAAATGCGTTAATTCCAGGCTCAAAAATTATATCGGAATTAGTAAATGATACGCTCCATGTATTCCAACGAAAAATCTCACAAAAAGAAACACTTGACGATATAATTGTTCCTACTAAAAGATCCGTTCCATATTTACCAAGCGCAGATATTTGATATTGTGACTCTATATCAAGCGCTTTTGCTGTAAATGTTTCACCATCAATTTGATGAACATATTGATTATCTCCTATGTACAACACTGCATCTACAATTCTTGTTGGATGATAGGAAGAACTTGAAGTTCTATAAAGACTCATGGCAGACGCTTCAAGGTTGTTAAGCTGTAATACATCTACTGTTCCATCAGCCACAGTTGAATAAACGTGGACATGATAGGTGCTGCCTTTAGTTAAATTAAGAGGAGTAGAAAATTGAAAATAATTAATTGCTCCATTAAGAAGACTGGCATTAGCTATTGTTTTTGTTCCTATAACAGTATTTGCGCTATTGTGGACTACAACAGTTACATCTCCTGTACCCTTGGCCGGAAGTCTAAACGATATAGTTTCAAGCAATAATTCATCTGCTACAAATGTGTGTCTATGCGTTGCTCCTTCATTTACTCCGGTTGTCATTGCATACGTGATACCGCTAAATTGATAAAACCTTTGATCCAGATTAAGCTCCGCCCAGATAGTTGAAACATTTGTAGTCCATGCTGAAGCTCCATCAGCATTATCAACAAAAATTCTGTTTACATAATTTTGTGTAAACCAATAAAGATACCCTTCGTATTCTATTGCGCCTAATGCTCCTGCTCCGGCAGTAATTTGTGCAGGATTAGCAAAAGTATAAACAAGAGTAAATACACCTGCTTTTTCTTGCCAAATTTTTCCGGTTGTTGCTGAAAACCAATAACGAATATTATTTGATGCTGCTACAACTACTTTACAAAAAGTATCAACAGTTTGTCCTGATATTTTAGACATCTTCTGATTTACTTTCAAAAGTCCTGGTTCAGAGTGAATATCCCATCCAATTAAGCGAGCATTGGAATGTTTGATACCGGAATATTTGCTATCTGCTACTCCTCCTTGATTAAAAGCGTTTATTAAAATTTTTGGCATAAGTACAAAAAAACCCCGCTATGTGCGGGGTCTGAGTATTTCTCTTAACCTGACTACATTATAGCACTATTCTTTTTCTATTTTCGTCCAATCAACAAGTGCACTTTTTGCTTGAGATGTCCAAGATCCGACAGTTTTTGCAATTTTTGTCCATGATCCACCACTTGCCTTGACTGCCTTTGTCCAAGCTTCGCGAACCCCATTTAAGTAGCTAATGAGCTTATCAGTTACAATTATCGTTTCGTTTAATACTTTCCCAAAAAGGATGTTCATTGAATCAACAATAGTCACAGACTCTAACAAAGATCTTAAGACTTGTTTAGCAACTGTATCGACAACAGTGATAGCATCAGATAATGCCCGTGAGGTTTGTTTTGCCAGAGCATCAACGATCTCAATCGTTTCACTGAGCGTTTTATTTATAGAATTGCTTATGGTATCAACGACTGTGATTACCTCATTAAATGCCCTTACAAAGTTTTTGACAAGGCTATCGACAATTGTAATTGTTTCAGATAACACTTTAACTGTTATCAGGGCGATAACCGTATCTACAATTGTTATATCGTCACTGAGAACCTTACCAGCCTGTTTACTGAGTGTATCAACGAGTGTGATAGTCTCACTAAATACCCTGACAGAACCATTAATAAGGGCATCAACTATTGTGATTGTTTCGCTTAGAACTTTTCCTGATAATTTTATAAATGAATCCTGAATGGTTACAGTCTCATCTAAGTTTTTAGTATAATTTATTCCAACTATGGAAACAGGTTTCGGAAATCTTCTTGAAATTGGAAATGAACGTCCTAGTCTTGCCATATTAGTAAGTATTTGATCTATTGATTGCTTGTTTCACCTGGATAATTTTATTCGGGATAGGAGGAATATACTCAACCAAAGCCCATAAAGTTGAAACATTTATGTCAGGTGTTGCATCAACCGCCTGAATACCAATTTGCATGGTATCCAAAAGGGCAGGTGTCCAAACACCGCCTGCTTGCGGATCAGTATATGATGTTAAAGTATAATTTCTAGGAGATGCCTCTCCATTAGTTTTATAAGTTGTGTCATCATGCGTAGTAGTTGTTCCCTCTAGTACCGTTCCTGAAGCTTGAGATTTAATTCTTAATTTCCAAGATTCTAATGCGGCCGATACGGCAGCTTCTCTTATTCCCACTTGTACTAAGGTAATATTATCAGCTGCTCCTATTGCTGCATTAGCCGAAGTTTCACAATTAACATCTAAAATATCATTATCATCATCAAGAACAGCAATCGTTGTGGCATCATCAGGGGTTACCTCGTCAACGCTTGTATAATCCCCTGCTGAAGCATTATTGTTATCCCCTGCCGTATCGGGATGCATATGGACGATTGAACCCACCCCAGGATAAGAAGTTTGCTGAGTACCAGTATTATCATTTATGGCAATATCATCGAAATATAAATCTGCTGTTGCTGTTGTTGCGCATCCAAAAGCTGCTAACGTAGCTAGATTTGCAATCCCATCCGTTCTCCCACTGGCACTTGCAAATACTACCCCGTCTATTTTTGCTTCGTAATCAGTTACTTGCGGGGTTGCATTTGTAACAAATTTTACTTCAATTCTATACCATTGATTTGTATTCAAAGGGCTACTATCAGATCCTAATTGACCTGGGGTGCCACCATTCCATAGCTCAAGTGTTCTGTCTGTATTTAGTCTTATTGTAACTACATCATTAGGTAAGATTGTATTAACTCTTAAAATTTGAATTAGCGTATCAGGAGCAGAGGCAATATATAAATAAAATCTAATAAAAAATGTCTTACTAGCTATAGGCGATGCGATAGTACGTCTAGCATAAACTTGTGACGCGCTTGGATTAACTCTTAATGAAGCAGCACCACTTCTTTTAATACTTGTACTAATTGTTGGCGAACCAGTATTAGTATCCCACTCAACACCATCAGTTACTGACTGTAGTTCAAAGCCTGATCTAAATAAACTTGCCACTAGAAGCTACCTCCCATTCTTAGAAGTTTAAAAAGGTTTTTGAGGATATTTTCATAGTACATATCATATCTATACTTCAACAACCATATAAGCATATGCATTAACAGCTGCAGCTGCGGTAACACGAATACGAGCAAACTGTGAAATTTGAACAACAGGCTCTCTGCCAAGAGGAAATTGTTTAACATATTGATTTGTTGGAGCAATTAATTGCACATCAAACATTCTGCTCACCGTTGGTGTTCCTTCTCCTGAAGCAGTATAACCGGTAGAAGTTGTGCCAACAGGAAAAAGATTTGTTGTTGGGTCGCCACCTGCTAATGCTTCTCCGTCAATCTTTACAATCCCAGCGGCAACATGAGCGGTAACAGTAGCAGCACTATCAACTTCAAGTAATTCAACTTTAATTGGAGTGGCCGCCGCGGAACCATCAAATGAAACACCCCATTCAACTATTTTAAAAGGTTTTGTAGCGCTCGCCTTTATTTGAAGCAATGTTTTTATTGCAGTACCAGTAGTGACAACTACCTGCGCAGCTGTTGTTGGACTTGCTCCGTTTGCTATTAAATATAGTGCCATAGTTATTTCTCCTTATTATGGGTGAAAAATTCCACCTGCTTTTTTCTCGATATACATTCTGACTGCAATTGTTATAACCTGAACAAGAATCAAAAGGTTCTGCATATTCATTTCAAACCCTAAAACTTGCCTGCCGGATTGGTCGCAAACTACTACGCCGATATCTTTGTCTTTAAATTCAGGGTCTTGAATAAAACCTGCTCCTATCCAAGAGCCATCTGCATGTGCTACTTTTGCAACAATCGTTAAGCTTTTGTTTACTTGCTCCTTTTTATCCATAGTAGCCATCTAATTAATGAGGATTAGTCAACGTCAAATGTCCAGGTGACCTGAAGACTATCCCCACTAACAACATTGATCGCTGAGAATACCTGACGAGCTAGAAGTACACCTGATGCTCCAGCATTAAGCACACCCGATTCTGTCACAGCCTTAGTACCACTTACAGTGAAGGTAAGAACAAGTCTCGCGCCATCATTGGTTACATCTACAGTGACACGGGAAGCTGTTGCAGCAGCTCTTTGTAATCCGGAGTCAGTAATTTCTGATTCAAGAGTGGTATCTGCCACGTTTGCTGCTGTTGTTCCTATTCCAACTGCAATATAGGTAAATGCCGCTTCTCCACCAGAGCCATTAATACGTGAAGCAACACCGGCTTTTCCAGCACTGGTAATTAAATTAGAAATTACCTTTTTATCAGCATAAGCTCCAAAAATAAAAGGAGCAAGAGAGGAAATGTCTTTTATGAATTGAGATGCAGGGTTGATTAAGTTGTGTTTAATAAGCCATTGTGTAAATCCATTTTCCTGAAAGATTTGTTTTCGTGAAGCAAGTTTTGCAGCTTCTACTTTTTCCTTATTTAGGCCTTTTTTAAGTGCGTAAGCATAAATTTTATTTAAATCACCTCTGATTTTGACGAATTGCACAGGGATAGTAACGCCTTCTTTTGCGAGGTTATCCATAAAAATAAATCTATTAAAGACTTCGTAAGTAACATTTTGTTTAAGTTGGAATCTTCCTCGTCCTGCTTTTATTTTCATATTGCTGCTCCTGTCATTTTTTCTATTACTTTGTCTGCGTTTGCGTGTGCCTTATCCCGTTCTTTTGATGCTTCCGCAAGTTCAAAATCACTATTATATGTCTTCATATACTTCTTAAGTTCTGCTTTTATTTCTTTTTCTACTGCGTTGAGGGGAAAAGCGAGTTTTCGTACCTCAACAACTTCTTCATCTTTTGATATCTCAACTTCAACATCAAGAAATTCTGAATTATCTACTTGTGCTATTGCTTTTTTTACTGACTTGATTTTGCCTATAAACATATTTTTGCCACAAAAAAAGCAGCCATCTTGGCTGCTCTCGGTAATTCCGTTAAGCGAAACTACTATAATTGTATGCTCTCAGCATTAGCGTGTCAAGTCTTAGTTCTGCAAATGAGTATCATCTGGCAATTTAGCTTCGTTATCTCTATCTTGATTTGGATTTGTAATAGATGAGATTTTCTTTTTAAAGTCTTTTTCAAAAAACAACTCGCGTTCATTTAATGGTATTGGTTTTTCCCTGTTGGATTTCCACATAATTGATACTTTTCTTGCCCACAATTCATGGAATTGGCGCGGGATTTGTGAAGTTGTTGTTGTTGGATCTATTGAAAGATCTGTGCTACCTGCTAAATCACCAGCTACGATATCAGCAGGGTAGGCGATGTAATAAAGTTTTAAACCTGCTGTTACAGCCTCTATTGTTGCTGAATATAACCACAATGCCTTCCTGAAAATATCATATTGTGCGCCTGATGGATTACCTGCATTCATTTCGCTATTGTTGAATAATCTTGTTATTGTTGCCTCATCTGTCGTTCTTCTGTAAAGCGCGAGATTCAACTCATGTAGTTTTACCCAATTAGTCCCATCAAATTTAGCCTCAACTCTGATAAGTTTTAAATTATCTTCCGGCAAAGAATATTCTCTGGAAATTGCTGATGCGATAAGATTTCGTGTTGCCGGAACGCCAAAAAGATCTTCGTCTGCCTTCATGATTTCCGGAGCAAAATCTTCTTTAACGGTATTTGCCAATAGAACAATAGTCGCATCAGTAAGCGTTGTAGAATTAGTCCTTGTATATTCTCTAATAAGTGCTGCGAAATTTGTACCAGTCATATTTTGCTACAAAAAAAACACCCTATTGGGTGCTTCAGTAATTCTGTTAGCTAGTTATATTCTAGCATAACTAAGCAACTCGTTGTTGATCTGTTTCATTCTGCTCATCAAGTCGCAAAGGCTTACCATCTTCTTTTATCGGACTTGTAGCATCTTGTGTCTGATTAAGACTATCCATAACCACTTGCGCAACTTGTTCAGGGACTTCCACGTATCTTCCCTTGGGAATATTAAGCCTGTAACCATTTAATGTTACCGGCAAAACTGTTCCGACTTTCTCTTTTCCTTCTGTTGGGACAAAAATCTTTACTTTTGGCTGTTTTGCAAGATGCTCTTTCATTCTCTGCGCTTTTGTTTTGTGGGCGACAGCGACATTGGCTGCTGCTTTACCTGAAATTTCTACAAGTGAGTCAACTTTTCCTTTCATTTCATCAATTTTTTTTTCTTTTTGCGCCATTCGCTCATTAAATTCACGGGCTTTTTTTATTTCTTCATCAAGTTCTGCCATTTTTGCAGCAATACCTGGATCTTCTTGTGCCTGTGCAGTGCTTACAGATGGTGTGTTTACAGGTGGCGTAGGAGTCTGTTCTCCCTGTGGATTTTTATTTTCTTCTGTAGTTTTTGGTTGTCTTGCCATAAGCGCTTATCTATATGTTAGCAAAAGGAGAAAAACGCTTATACCCGTTGTTAAGTTGTCGTTAAAGATACGGCTGATGCTGTTGATGCAGCATAATCAGTATCTGTAACTCCACCATCTGAATTTAGCTTTGTTCTAAGGGTATTATGATCTGTTCTGAGGGCGTTTACTGCTGCTGTTAATGCTGTAAGATCTATAAGAATAGCATCTAAAACTTTTCCGAGTGCTTCATTGCCTACTGTAACTTCTTGATTTATTTCAGCCATAGTATTATGTAGTTGTTGTTAATGCTGCTGGAGCTGCTGCTGTAATAGCTGCTGCGGCTGCATAGTTTGTATCGGTGACACCAGCATCAGCATTTAATTTTGTTGCCAATGTATTATGCTCAGTTATTCTAGTACCCATATCTGTTACCAATTTAACAACTTCTGCTCTAATTGCCGTGATGTCTGCAAGCATTGAATCTAATACTGCGATTGTGTCTGCTTGATGTCGTCCTGATGTTGGATTTATTTCTGCCATATTTATTTGTTCAGCTTATTAGGCTGTCACTCCATGCTCTATTCGTGTTGCGAATGCCTCGTTAAGTCTTTTTGCGATAAATGTTGCTTTCCAACCTGATGTGGCTCTTTGGTTCAACGGATCTTCTCCTGCACCAAGTGGTTTAACGATATTTTCAACTGCATGTCCGGCGATTCTGGTAATACCATAGTAGTCCCGTGCGATAATAAGTGTTCCGTGAACATCAACTCCGCCTGATCCACCACCGGTGTATACCTTTGCATTTTGTGTCATGACGAATCGGACATTATCAACAGCACCCTCTTCATGTTCCATGACGTCTGTTTGCCGTGGATATTTTTGAACAGGAACAAAAGCTGTATCGGATTTAAGATCAAACAATGTATTAGGTGAGATAATACCTATGTAGCATGCTCCAAGCGGAACAGTGTTGTAAGCATCTTCTGGATCAACTCTGCGCATAATTGGCTGAGCCTTTGCGACCTGCAATGTTCTTACAGCTTCACGGACTTCCGCAGCTGTTAATTTCATTGCTGCTGTAATGTCTCCTCTCGCTGCTGCTGTAGAAGCATATTGTACTGTAGTTCCGGCAACCATAACATCTCGTGTAAGCTGATCAAGAGTATCTCCCATTTGATCACCAAGAATTTCAGATGTTTCTGTAAGGATTGGATCATAAGTTGTAAAATCAACTAAATCAGTAAGAGTAACATAATCACCATATTGCAAAACCTGTGCTGTAATGTCTGTTACTGAAAGCTGAGAACCTGAAGGAGTAACACCTTCTGTAAGTGCTGTTGTTGCAGCTGTAAGGTTTCCATATCTTCGGAATTTAATAGTGTCTGTTCCACCATTTGCTGGGATATCTTTAACCTGTGCCCAATTTGTGTGAACGAAGTAAGCAACTGCGCGTACTAAAAGATTACGGTTGTAGAAATTATTAACCTCATTTGGAATTTGTGTTTTTGTTGTGTCTGCCATAGTTTTTTTGTGTTAAGCCATAAAAAAAGCACCACTCTTGCGAGTAGTGCCTGGGTATTTCCCTGAGCTAATACCAAAAAAACAGTCCTTGTGGGACTGCTTCGGTATTTCCGTAAGCTCCTTTTGCTTAACTGTAATTAGTTTAGAAGATTGCAGTATGTCTTGTCAAGGGGGTATTTTGAGGCTAAAGATGATTACTTTTTAAATCGTCCGGATTTTATTTGCTCAGACATATTGGTAACATCAACATTTTTCATTTTACTCAAATCGACTTCTGGCGTTTCAGTTGGAGTTGTTGAACTACCGGCACTTTTTGTTTTGTCTGCTTTTTCATCAGCTGCTTTTGCGCGGGCTGCACCGATTTCCTGCATATAAGGCGCAACTGCTTCAACTACAACTGCCTGTACTGGTAAACCTTGCTTGATGAGCCCCTTTCTATTTTCATGGGTTACAAAATTCCTGATTCTTTTTTCATATGGTTTATATTCGGGATTTTCAGTAAGTATTTTTTGTATCTCATTTTCTATTCTTTGAGTATGAAGTGAATCGGCAACTGGAGCCATTTCGCTTTTTACTACTTTTCTTATTGCGTCATCACTTGGCGGATCATCTTTTTTACCATCATCTCCGCTTGGATCTGCCGGAGGGGTCGGAGGAGTGCTAACAGGAGGAACATCATCATCTTTTACTGTTGGTGCGCCGTCTTTTGGAGGATCAGCAGGCGGTGTTGCTGGTGGATCTGTCGGTGGCGTTCCATCTTTTGGTGGTTGTACGTTTTTATCGTCTGCCATATATAGCAGCTAAGTGAGGACTTACGGATATACTTACTATACTATAGTAAGTTCCTTTTTGTCAAGCTATTCATCATATGGATCAAAATCTATCTGTTTTCCTTCTGCTGCCTGTGCTGCCTCAATAAGAATATCCGGCAGGTTTCGAAATTGCTGAGCCATATTTCGTCTAGCGCGAAAGAGTTTGAGTTCTTCAATGGTTTGAATAATGCCTGTCCCATCGTCATTTGTGATATCACCGTCAATAATTTTCTCAAGCCACTCTATTTTTTTGTCATAATACTCAATTACCCTTTTCCATGCGGGATGATTTTTGAGATTTGTAAATTCATCAATCGCGTTTGATTTATCGGCTTTACTTTTAAAATTTAATTTTGGCTCTTTTTTCGCCATATTAGTTTGCTAAAGGATTACCGCCCTGCATATTTCCGGCAGGCGCATTAAGCAGTCCGCCCAAATTCCCCAAATTTGGAGTAATTGAAGGCGTTTTCCTATCTTGCTGTTGCAACTGTTGTGCTTGCAGTTCTGGAAATAGCTCAGGCTGATCTCTTTGTACTTTCATCGCGTATTTATGCGCTGCGATATGTGCTGCTTTCGCTGCGGTTTCAGCAGCTTTTGCGTGTATCTCAAGATGTATCATATGTTTATCGTTCGGACTTACCTGCACCAGCTGATTTTTGTTGAGTTTATTATTTTCATCTTCAGCCAGAAGTTCGTCAACAGTTGGTGGCAATAAAAGCATGATGTCATCTTTACTCAGTCCGTTAAGTTTTGCCAATTTTTTAAGATAAAAGCGTCTATTTGCGTCAGGATCGCTGAAAAGCGCCTGACCAAATGCCTGGAATAAAATACGCTCTCTGACCATCTTTGCCTCAGAAACTGTCTGACTGTCGATAAAAACATCAGGATCATAAGTTTTTGCAACAATATTGTCTCGAAGCAATGGTCGCCATTTGTTGCCAAGTGATCCTTTAATACGGATGATTTTTTTATCAATATCTGCATGGAAATGCTCTTTGTAGAGTCCATACCACATTCGCCAAAATGCTCTTTCGCTCCATCCAAAAACTTTTGCGCTAAGTGAAAAACGTGTATCTACTTTTGAAGCAACAAGGTTTAATTCTCCAAGCGTTCTTCTTTGATTCTCAATCTGTCCTTGCTGCATATCTGGTGTTGCTGTTGCCCGTTGCGCAGAAGCATCAAGAGTCTCAAGAATAAAGTTTGCCATTTGAAGACTTGGGTTTGCTTTATTAAGCGGCGCGACAGCTGTTCGTATATCTTTCCCCTCGTTATTTTGAATACCGACAAATTTATTAAATCCAAATTTCAGAAGATCGCCTTTATTTTTGATTCGATCCTCATCATAAATATACATAGGGTACATATCTGATTTCATCGCCTGTAATCCCAAGTTGATGGCTACAGATCGTTGACGCTGTTTATCTTCAGTAAGATCGGGGATCGAGGTATTGTCCCAACTATGAGAATGCGGATACATTGGTCTGTCAATAATAGGGAATCTCGTTTGATCATCAAGTTCGGTATATTTAACAATTCTTGTCCTTTTCTTTACTAACTCGACTACAACTCTTTTACCCTTCCAATGAGTAAACCATTGTAATCCTCCAACTGTCGCGTTATCACCAAGATTAGCCTCCATGTTTTTGCTGAAAATTGCCTGGAGGTTTTGCGCGCTGTCTCGTGCTTCTTGTGCTTTATAAATAAGGTCTTTGATTTCATTATCAGTGCGGAGGTATGAAGTATTAAAATAACCGTTTTTATCTGTCATCAACACTTTATTAAACCACAATTCTCTTCCGCCAAAACGCATACCGCCTCTTCTTCTCATGTCACCATTGACAGAGATCGCCCGCGGATCTCGCAAAAATGTTCCTGGGTCAAAGATTTCAGGAACCGGACACATATACTCCTTACTTCTATCAAACTCCATGAGCGATACAAGTCCTCGACTGAAAAATAGCGTGTCCCAATCCCACATATAATCGAGAACGTCTTTCTCCATCTTGTCATAATCAAATCGTGTAAGACCGTTCAAATTCTCAGCGGTTTCTTCATCGCCTTCCTCATGACCTTCCCACGTTGCCATAAGTCTGTCATCATAAAGCGAAGCAAGCACTGTCTGATGGACAGTAAATAAGAGGGGATCACCTACAGTATTTGGATCTTTACGCTGATTGTTATACAACTTCATTCGGGAAAGGGTTTGTTGGATTTTATCGTACTGATGAAGCCATGATAGATTATATTCTGCATCAATCTGCTTGATGAGACTATCATAGGTTGAGTCCTCATGTTTTTTTAAATCTTTTTCAAATGATTTATCTAATTCTTCTGGCATATTTACTCCTAAAAATCACAAAAGACACCGCTTTGCGGTGCCTCTGTAATTCAGTTAGCAACTTTATTATAAACTAATTTATCAATTTTTTCTTCTTTTTATCAGCCTTCTCTACATTTTCCAATACTTCAAGAACTGTCTGTCCTTGTGACTGTTCCTTGAGGAATTTATCAGGATCTTCTTGTCCCAATATAGTATCAACTGTTGTGTATGCATAGTCAAGAATCAGTGTTGCGCATTTCAAAAGATCTTCTTGCGTGTGTTTCTTTTTTATGCCCTTTGCGGGTGTAATTGTATTATGTCCTTGATAAAATTTTCCATTGCGGAAAATAATAAATTGAAAAATGTGAGAGGGGATTATTTGTTGTGTAAGAATATGAAAACTTTTATATTCTACGAGCTTGAGTATGCGTACTGTTTTCATTATTAATATACCATGTTCTTTTTAACACCTGCAGCTGCTTTGGAGAAATCGGAGTTTTTAGAGATTCCTGAAAGATCCTTTTTTTCATCTTTTGGAGTAACTTTTTCAATCTGGAAGTCGCCAGATACGCTTTTATCTTCTCTCTCGTGCATACCGGTCATTTTTATTTTAAGAACAACCACATAAGTCTCACCAACTTTCCAGTCCTTAACTGCAGGTAATTGTTTAGAATCAATATAAATTGTTGGTTTATAGTCAGTCAATACTTTGTCCATAATTATTTCCGATTAAAAAGTTCAAATGTTCTACCGCATCTGTAACAAACAATTCTTTTTGAAGAAATGTGATTTGCTAATTTATGTCCAAAAATAAAACAAATAATTTTCTTCATGTTTAATAACTTGGTTTAGGCTTTCTTTTCTTTCCCATAATCACATTATACTATCTCTGTGCAAATGCAAACAGGTATACTATTACTTCCTTCTCCGTAGGTGTTGTGCATTTCCCCACCATTTTGCTTCAAATCTTTGGGCTTCTTGCCACGTTTTACTGTTGTGCATACATGTGTCTCCTTCCTTGTCTTTCAGTCAATACAGTTACAAGACTTTTGTGTTTTTTGTCATAAACTGTAAATATGTGTATGTCGTTGTAAGGTATTTTATATAAAGTTCTTGTCAAAGATTGTTTCTCAACTGCAAATTTGCCACTTGTTGTCCTGATGATATTAATTAAGTGTCTTTGCAATTTATCAGTTGCATGTATTCCATATCTTTGCTGCAATCGTCTTTTGGCGTGCAGACTATTGATTTTCGCTTTGCTTCTCATAAGCACAGAGCCTTTGAGAGGGCACGATCCCCTGACCTGCTCGTTACAAGTGAGCTGCTCTGCCAACTGAGCTACAAAGGCACGAAGAAACTATTTGTTTTTAGCTTCTTCAATCAGTTTCTTTAACTTTTCCCTAGACATACCAACAGGGTTGAATTTCAAACCCAATTGCACAGCCTTTCTTTTCAACTCAAAATAAGAAAGCTCTTTCTCTGCTTTCTTTGCTGGTTTTGCTTCGACTGTTGCCGGTTTCTTTTCAGATTCGGCAAGAGATACTTCACGCTGTAAGTTTTCAAGCTCCTGGTCGTCAGCTGGTTGCCTGTTTTCGTTTGATAAAAGTTTTTTAATTTTTTCTTTCTTTTCTTCAAATGTCATATATTCATCACCTACCTTTGATATACAGATCGATTATTTGATGCAGCTATCCCTAATTCTTCTTGACTTATTCCATCAAAAAAGACCTTACTAAGTTCTGCTATTTGTCGGATTGGTATACCATCGAGGACTTGAACAGTATATTTGCCGTGTCTTATTTTTCGCAACTCTTTTATTACTTCTGCTTCAAATGGATTTACGTCCATGGGTATAACTTTTTTAGCTAAAATCTTTCGCTCTTCATTTGAGAGCGCACCATGGTTTGTTCCTGGGTTTCGATCCATATATAAATTATAAAATTCTGTGAAAAGTCACTATACCCGTTGTTAATCAAATGGATCTATTGTAGGCATTGTTCCTAGTACCTGATTGTTTTGTTTGGTTGGCATCTGCACAAAAGGAACCTCATCAAGAAGCGCACGTCCAAGATTTTCCATCTGATGATCATCTTTGTCCATTGGCTTTTCGCTTTGATTGCGTTTCTCAGCAGCTTTACCAGTCCACTCATTATATTGCCAATGCTCAGCTTCCCAGATAGTACGCACTGCTGACTCAAAGAAATAAAGCATTGGTTTCTTCACCAACAATTCTTGTCCTTCAATATTTTTGATTTCGTAATCAAGAGCGTAATTAATAAGAGTGATGCCCTGTGTTCTTTCTTTTGAAGCTGGAATGTAATGGAGTCCCCGCTCTGCAAGCATCTTTGCAAGGCTTACTCGTGTGTGTTGATCTTCAATCCATGCTGACGGATCAGCCCTACGCTGAAGGACTCTGTATTGATCGGCTTTTCGTTTGATTTTATACTCCATATCGTCAACATTTGCAAAGTTTTCATACAGCTCATCAACGACATACTTTTCTCCTTTTTCGTTAAAAGCAACCCACATCACAGCATCAGGATTTCTTGGATGACAGTCAAGAAGTTCAATCACACAAAAGTCCTGGGGTCTGATTTGAAATGGTCTGATGACATGAATTTGTCGCGACATCTTTTTAAGTACAAGACCAGTCAAATGCTGAAATCTACCATGCACACGAGCTTGTTTGTCTTCTTCGCTATATTCAGAGATCATATTCATAATGTCTCCGTGTTTGAGTATTCCTCTGATACCATGCTCTATACAGTTGTCTTCGATCTCGGCTTCAACAACACCGATCTTGCGCTTGTATATCTCTTCGTCTGACATTTCAGGAATAGAAGGAGCAAAAGAAATAGGAGCTACTGCCGCTGGTTGAAGCGGATTATCCAAAACCTTGATGAGATCATTATCTTGCAACATTTAATTAACCAACCTTTCATTATTATTTTTTGTCTCCGAAAATTTATATTGAGAATAAACATAAGGACTAACATTTGCTCCGCATACAGTACATAGATAATCCCCATTGCTCATTCTCTGAATAGGAGCATTGCAACAATAAGAATTAAGTTTTTCCATATCAAATGATTTTATGATTTTTATTATGAACCGGACAAAGTATTGATATACCTACAATTACCCAATCACCATTCCTAGGACATCTGCATAAAGCTAGTTTTAGTAATGCGATCTCTCTCCTCAAGAGTTTATTTTGTTCTTTAAGTAAATCTTTTTCACTCATATTATTCTATCTGGACTCGTTATAAATCGGTCATAAAGCCAAGCACTGCCTGTCAAAGGTGTCTCGGTAATAAAAATGATCCCCCCTCTTCGCATACGTGAAACTGTCGCCTTATAAATATGTTCAGGCGGCGGCTCATCAAACCACGCCCAGCCAAGATCTACTGACTCAAATTCTTTTGTATCTTGCTCATAAGTCATCAAATCAATTTTAAAACCAGTATCAGTTGACCATTTACTATCAAAATGTTTGTCTCCTCTTGCTGCTGTATATCTTCCTTGCGGAAGCCACATGTGCAGTTCCGGCACTATCTTTTGTGAAATAGTTGTTGGATCAGAGACAATACGCCCGCGCTTCAAATATGGAAAATTTTTAAATAAAGCCTTATCAAACCAACTACAGCTACAATCAAAAAGAATGTGTGCGACAATATTTACACCACATGCTGTTTTACCGACACCATTTGCAGCGGAAAATAGACCGACAAATACTTCACCGGAGCCAATAAGATCGATAAAACGCTCCACTTTCCCATTTGGTATATAAAACTTATATCTTTCCTCTTTTTGTTGTCTTTCAAGTTCTGCCCTCGCTTTAGCTCTTAGCTCTAAATCGTTCGGGGACACTGCCATTTGCTGCATACGCCTCCAATTCTGCCGGTGTCCAACCGACAAATGATCGAATATCTACCTGAATAGGCTTAAACTTCCCTTTAATCTTATAAGCCAAATCTAGTCCTCTTCCTAATGCGTCTGTATCTTCATGCTCTGTTATTACTGTTCTTTTTCCTTTAATTGTTACTTTTACAATTGTTTTTGCATTTAATAGTGACTTATGCTTTTCAGCGAGAAAATCGTCTGGCAAATGCTCCTCCATTAATTCATTCCATGTTTTATTCTTTTTTAGCTTTTGTGGGTTTCGAGAATAAGCTTTAGAGTACCCTGCGACTCTCATGGCTTTTGCAACACTCGGCTTCTTCTTGCCACCATTTTGCATTTTCTGTGCCACCAAATTTTTAACTACTTTTTTTAACTTCTCTTTTGCCATAATCTTTTCTTTCTGTGACTGAAAAATCACCAGCGCCACCACACTCTTCGCAGATTTCATCATCTATAATCCCTGTTCCGCTGCAATCTGAACAAACAACTATCTTCGTCATAATTAAATATATTCAATAAACAATTCCTTGTCTTGAGTGTCTACTTTTAAATGCAATTCGTATTTAATAGCAATAGGTTTTAATTTATATAAATTGCTTATTAGTTTCTTACCATTCACTTTTATTTCTCTAAGTTTGTGAAAATCCTTTGGTAATTCATAAACAGTCTTTCCTAAAATTGTTTTTGCTATTTTTTTCTTAATCTTTGACATACTTTAATTATATTTTTCTTGAATAAGCCTACATACCTGTTAAGATTTAGTTAAATAAATAATTTTGTTCTTGAAAAGGAAAATTTGCATAAATTACTTCAGTTCTTGATTTATTCATATTGACATAGGTTTGCTTTTCTTCTTTGAACCAATCGCCATAAAGATTTGAATAAAGATTGCTTGGATAACCACTAATAATTACTTTTCCTCGACAGGATCTTAATATCTCAGCAAGTTTGACATGATCCTTATCTGTCATTTCAAAGTTATACTTACCCATTGATCTGGTTGAAGATACATAAGGAGGATCGACATAGTGAAGCGTGTCTGGTGAATCATGCTGCAGGATTACTTCAATAGCATCTCGGTTTTCTATGGCCACTCCTCGAAGTCTCTCAGTAAATTCAATAATGTATTGAGGATAATTCTGCCAATCCTTAGCTGGGTGCGCTCCTGATCGATTTGAATTTACTCTAAAACCAGATTTTCTATTTAAAGAATCACTACCATGACATAAAAATGTTTTAATTATAGACCGGCGTGCTTGCTCAATATCATTGTTTGCTCTTTCAAACGCCAAGTCGTATTCCTCACGTGAGAATGGAGTAAGATAGATAAGTCTTGCAAGCTCCTTTGCTTTCTTGGGATCCTGCAGGACGTGAAAAACATTAACTACTTCGCTATCTAAATCATTATAAATCTCTGCGTAGCTCCGATCTTTTCGCATTAAAACGCTTGCTGATCCCCCAAAGACTTCTGTATAAACTTTATGGGGCGGAAAATGCGACACGATCCAGTCAGCTAATTTATACTTACCTCCAAAATATCTCATAATCGGTCTTTTTATTTTTTTCATAAATTAAAAATCTCCTTCCGCTACCTGTAAACAGGTGAGTCAAAGACTACGCCATAATTCAACAACTTGGTTACGATCATCGAGAACAAACTTGACATTGTATTTATCTTTTATTTCCGTTTCGTAAATTTCTTGTTTAACAATAAAATCTTTCCTAGAATCATTGAAGCCTCGCATAAATAATGGATAAATATTAAACCCCTTATCGTCTAACCACTTTCTTGTAACTCCTCTAAAATCTTCTTTTCTTCCCGATACAAATATTATTCTTGTAAAATTACCTATGCCATCAAAATTACAACGATCTATGCGATATAAAAGATCAGCAACAGCATCATTCAGCGTATCGTTCTCAAAATCTCTTTCATAGGGATTTTTGTTTCCAAATAAAGCAAGGGTTCCATCAAGATCACAAATAATTGCATCAGGCAGTTTGGAATCGTACTCTATAACAGGAGGTTTTGGGGCAAGAAATTGCTTATACATATCCTTTATTACTTTTGATCCCACAGAGGAATATCTTTTAAGATCTTGTTTAATACACACCTCAAGTGGTACATCTGTAAAATCTTTTATTTCAATCTCAACTTTTCCTTTGAATTGAGGCAGCTTTGCGATTTCCTCCATTTGCGCTTGATGTTTTGGAGCTAAATTTGTATCATGCACGATGATATCGTGTACTTCCTCCAGTGTCCGGATAATAATTGCATTTCTGATTTCCAGTACAAAACTCTCACGCCCTTTGGAAAATACATTTTGATGCAACATACCACGAAGGTCATCTTTATTTACCAAAACTGTATTTGGATTCTCGCGTTGATATTCTTTTGCCCAAGTAGTTTTTCCGCTTCCTGGCAATCCCTTGGTTAAAATTATTTTAGGCATCAACATCCTCCTTAAATGGTTTTTCTGCGCTTGGTTTTAACATTTTCCAAATAATATCTGCATACGGTTTTTTGTCTAATAATGCGAAAACAATAGGAATAATCTTTTTCTGCTCTTCTTTTGTATTGTTTAGCAATGTAAGCGCTTGAGTTTTTCTGTCAGGAAGTGTTTTGATAATTTCCCATTGCTTCAAGGCCAAAGCTTCAACCAGGTTAAATTCTTCTTCAAGATTCTTTTTCGTTTTCTTGACCCACGAGTAAAATTCGTCCGGCACTCGATCCATAAGCTCATCAAATGCTTGATTACTGCGAAGCAAATCCCAAATCGTTCGCGCATTAACTCCTGTAACAAGCCTATGAAGCCTGACATACTCATCAAATTTAATTTTGTACCTTTTTTCCGATGTCGGGAAATTGATAACATATCCTTCTTTATTTTCTTCTGCCTGAATTTTAGAAAAGTCTCTGATGGCATCATATTTTTGAACATGTTTTAATCCATGATTTTCTGCAAATTTACATATAAAATCGTAAGGCGGCTCTTTTCCGGTTTGCGTATCTCTAACAGCAAGCAGCACCAGGTCTTCAAGTCCTTTATAGTCAACAACAATTCTATTTTCTGGGTAAATGATTTCAAAGAGGTAAGTATAATGCGGATTAAATCTGGATTCGAAATACTTGCTTTGCAATATTTTTGTTCCGCGAATTGCTTGATCCGAAATAAAAGATCCACGAGTAGCAAGATGAGGAAATCCCGAAATAAAATAAAGGATCCCTAAAGAACCATCCATTTTTTCAGTAACGACAAAATCTTCTGCTGGCAGTTGTTCTCCTTGATCTATGGCTTCCTGCAAGTTAAAAAACTTAGGAAAAGGACGTGCAACAATATTATTTCTTGAATCCATAATTAATCCTCGACACTGCAAGGTTTCGTTATTCCAAACACGATCAAACTGAGCTTTTTGGGTGTAATTGTAAATATATAAATCAGCACTTGGATGTTTTTGCACTGAGATATATTTCTCATCAATCATTTTTTGTAAATTTATAAAATCTATCATATATTTACTTCGTCAATTGCAGCTTTTAAGAACTTACTCTACTATCGTTAAAGATTAGTTACCTAATATTTATTTACAAACAACAATAAAACTTAATTTTGAATCAAAAATTTTACCATGATAAAAATCATCACACAAATGTTTAAATTCATAAATTTCTTTTGCTTTCTCTAAGTTAATTCCAATAATAAATCCAAGATTTAAGACCATAAAAATTAATGTATAAAATGTAAATTTTCGTATTTTCATAAATACAAATTCTCAGACGCTTTAATCTTTCCGCCTGATACCTCAATAAGACCGTTGCTTCTTAACATTGATAAATAAGTGCCAAATGTTCCACTATTTGAAACTAACCCTGTTCGTTCTCCTAATTCTTCTTTTGTTAGTACTTGTGGATGATTTTCAACCAGACAATCAAACATTCTTTGCGCTCCGCCTGTCAGATTGTTTCTCCACATGGCGATAGTATCTTGCTGATCTTTTGGTTGCTCACCGGCAATTTCTAATCCTTCCTGAGTAATTGAGATTTGATCTCCGTTTTGTTCAATACAATTATTTGTTTTAAGAAGCGAAAGATATGTTCCGTAAGTTCCGCTTCTTGGAGAAAGTTTTGAAAGAGTTGCAAGTTGTGATTTTGTAAATATCATTGGATAGCGAGAAGAAAGCACTTGTAACATTCTTAAAGCGCCACCTGTAATTGGTTTATTTCCGTTTGAAAAGTCGGGCTGGATCTGGTTAGTTTCTCCCAATTGAGGCAATCTTCTATCCCGCTGAATCGGTTGCTCGGCAACACGAACGGATTCTGTAGGCTTACCAGTCGCCATCCCATTTGATTTACTTAAATCCATTTGTGGAAGTTCAAGAACACTTGCTCCTTTTTCTATAATTGATCTAATAAAAGACTCAAGTTTATGCTGAGAAGTTAAATATCTTTTAATTTCGTTTTGAAATTCAATCTTTTGTCTATTTAAAGCAATATCAACTGACTTTTGTATTTGTTCTTGAGAAGGAATAGGTTGTTGTTTTTTTGCAAGGAAAAGTTCTCTTTTTAATGTTGTTACTTGATTTGTAAGTTCTCCAATTGTACTTGCTTCTTCCTTTGCTTCCTGTGGAAGATCAGTCAGTTTCCCAAGAACAGACTTTATTTTCTCAGTAGGAGGAATAGGCTTGCTTACCAGCACCCTTGATCCAACTGAAGGATGAGTTGTTTCAACTTCTCCTACTTCTAGTTTTATTACTTCCCTTGAGATTGCAGCACCAAAAGCAAAAAACTCTCCCGATTTAAGTTGTCTAAGGGACAGATATTGTTCTTTTGTTGTAAACCCAAGTTCTTCACTGGCGCGTTTCATGTCAACATCAAGACCGGTTCTGCCTATTAGTTTGTTATTACACTCTGCAGCTGCGTCTTTATGAAGCTTCGAAAGCCTTTGTGTAGCTAGAATTGCACAATATCCTCTTTTTCTTCCTCTTGTGGCAAGGTCTATGACTGCTTCTGCTGCTACAGATTGTCCTTTTTCCGGACAAAATACATGCGCTTCATCAATAACGACAAGGCAAGGATGCCACAAATCTTTTGGTGCGTTTACCATTGAAGTTAAAAATTGTTTTACAAATTCTTTCCGGTCATAGTGATTTAATTCATATAGATCAATAATTGCTGAAACATTTAACTCAAGAAGTTTTCTTGCAAGAAGTCCTGACGTTTTTATATCCACAGCAATATCCCCATTTTTACCGGCAAGGATATAGTCATACTTTTCACGAAGAGTAGAAAATTCTCCTTCAAGATCAAGAATTATCTGCTGTGTTTTTCCATGAGATTGTTCAAGAATCCGGCGCAAGAGCCACGATTTACCACCACCGCTGTTTGCCTGGACGAGTAGGCGAGTATCTATGAGTGTTGAAAGGTCTATTGATGTGTTTTTATTTATGTTTATTTTCATATTCCAAACGCTCCTCTTCCTTCAAATCTTTTGTAACCGAATTGATTACTGTAGTTGTACTGTTTTTTCGCATCAATACTTAATATGCAAATCAAATTTTCAATAACAATGTTTTCGTGATTACTGTCTTTGAAAATAATGTAGTGATCCGGTGGGATTTTTCCGTTATGTTCTTCCCATATAAGTTTGTGCAGATATACGGTTTTTCCTCCGACTCTTGAACGATAACCTCCATGTGCCGGTCTGTATTCAACGCCTTTATATATTCTTGCCGGCTTTAGTTTCTTGGTGCGGAGTTTATATCCTCTGACTCTAAAAACATCAGCAAGCGCTTGATGCGTAAATCGTCCCTGATACATTACTTCGGCAATATATCTTAAAGATTTTCCGGATAAATATAATGCGTAAAGATGGGCAACTTTTACATTATTTTTCCTGTTGAATTGCCGAAATTCAGAACGGTATTTTACCTTATCAAGTACGTCTTCAACATCACGAACAATCTCTTTAACTCCGGTATTTATTCCGTTGGTTTGTTTTTTGTATTTCATATTTTTATTCCCAAATGTGCTAAAACAACTTCT